AAATCCTTTACCAGCAACCGGAAAGACAGACAGTTATCCTGGTATTGGTATCCGCTATAAAACAGACAGGCAAAACAACCTTCCTGAATTGGATAAATATGCTCTTTGGTGATAATATGGCTATGCTGTCTTCGTCCGACTTTCTGAGCAGCTTTAATCATTACGGGAGAAAAAACATTATAGCAATTGAAGAAACCCTCTTTGAGAAACGGCTAACCATGGAGAAACTCAAAGCGCTGGCAACTCAAAAGCATATAACCATAAACGAGAAGTATGTAGCTCAATATATGATACCTTTCTATGGGAAGATAATATTAACCTCAAATTATGAAGACAAGTTCGCCTTGGTAGACTCGAAAGAGATCCGCTTTTTTGTGAGAAAGCTAGGGGTGCCGATTCATGTTAACCATGCAATTGAGGACTGTTTATTCAAAGAAATACCGGCTTTCCTTCATCATTTGAATTCATTGCCTCCGATTGATTGGTCTGTAAGTCGATCAGCATTCTCAGCTGAAGAGCTGAAAAACGACAGTTTGGCTGCAGTTGTCAAGGAAAGCCGACACGAGATAAGTAAAGACCTGGTTGAGCTTATCAATGATTATTTTAATACTCATGAGAACTTGACTGAGTTTTATGCTGCAGCCGTTGACCTTAAAAACAAGTTTTTTCCTACTGACGGCAGGAGAGGAATAAGTTGGATTGGAAACGCATTAAAAGAGGACCTGAATCTAATCCCTGTAGAATATAGGCGCTATTATCCCTTTGAAGATTTGGCCTCTACCAGCAAGCCAGGAACACCCTTTCTGTTTAAACGTATTGATATATGTAAAAATGACGAAACACCCCTTTAATATTAGAGAAACAAAAGTATTGATTAGCGCTTTAAGCAGCTACATCAATACAGGAAATCAGGTAATAAACACCCTCCCTGCTTCTGACAAGAAAAAGCTGGATTTAGCAATATTACTTCAGGATAGACTTTATAACGACCCTGATTATAGTAATGAAATGCTTAAGGATTTACAGTTTTGTCATGAAAAGGACGGATTTAGCGTAAAAGTGTAAATAGTTGTAAAAACATGATTTACAGGATAAATAACAGAGACACAGTGAATTACAGCAATGTAAAAAATGTAAATGAAAAACGACCAACTATATAGCACACACTATTGGTTAGTGTACTTGTACTTACTTATCATATACTCTATATATACCTTTACATAATTTACACTATTTACAACACTATTTATCAGCTAGTTAGAGTGTAAAAGGTGTAAAGACTGTAAAAGGCTGAGAACATAAGTGAAATGAACAGACGAAAAAACGCTACTGGACGCACAGCCAGGCACGAAATAAAACGGACAATGAGACATAAAAAGACAATACGCACACAATCAGCACATTATAATTTTAGAGCATCAGGGCATATGCTTAATAGGCTGTGTGTTGATGTTTCATAATATGCTGTATATGTTAGTAATAAGATATTATTTAAATGAACCAAAACACAATATTTGCATACATTAACTAGAATTAATAGTAAAATCATGATACAATTCAATACAAGCAAAAAAGTAAATTTCAGCACGCCTCAGAGTCAAGAACCATTCAAGCCAGAACTCTTTTATGTAAACAGAAAAGCCCTCCGGGAACTTGAGGTAAATAATGAATATGGCAAAACGCATCTGCAGAAAATTATCGATGAATTTCAAATAGTCTCAGGTACCATCCCGACCATGGAAGAGGTTGCCTCCTGGTTCGGTACGCATAAAAATGATTTTTTGGTAGCAAATGAAAGCAGTATTGAGGAGAATGTTTCAAAATATATATCTGGTGAGGATCAAACAAAACCGGACCTTAAGGACCTCTTTAACGTATGTCATCAGCTCATTTATACTCAGACAGTGGATTCAAAAGAGATGATATGCTGGCATGCTTACCGGATTGTATCAGGGAATATTGAATTAATTCGGGAAGAGGCTGAGGCTATCAAAAACACTTTTAGGATATATGCCATTACTCCGGAAGAGGTTGAAAGGTTAACAGAGGTAAGAAGGCTGTGCTCCATAATGAATAGCCTTAAATTAATTAATAAGGCAAAGATATCTGTTCCAGGCATTGTCTTTTACGATGATGAAACAGGAACCTTTACAGCTCACGAGAACTATATCAAAGGATACTTAAAATAGAAACCAAAATAATTTATGCTATGAAAAACAAAACAAATCAGTACAAAAAACAGAATGACATTATTGTTGAAAATGTCTTAACGTCTGAGAATTTAAAAATGAACATTCAGAAGTCACATGTAACATTTGGTGATGGGAATGGTCGGATTGATAACGAACATGATGAACTCACAATCGTGTTTTTTGCAGAAGATCCCTGTTCCATAGAAGAACGTGAATTTGTTGTGGCAAATCCTAATGAACCCCTGGTGATCTCAATCAGACAGAAGAAAGATGTCGATCGGCTTATTAAGACTCTTGAGAAGTTTAGCACAGAAATATGGGGTTAAAAATGGAAACACAAAACATAAAAATTAAAGAGGCTTTCGATTTTATGTATATACACGAAAAAAGCCTGACTTCTTCACAAAAGGATTTTATTGCGAGTCTACAGAAATTTTTCACAAAAAATAAAAGTCTATCAGAAAAGCAGCAAAAAAACCTTTTTGAGATTAAAAAATATTTGAATGTATCGGATCAGCCGGTCAGGTTTTCCAAATCGTTATCATGAGAAAAGATAGTTTTATTCAATATAACACGTATTTCATCAAAAATAATTTAATCTATCAATAAGTTTTGCATATGATTTATTCAGAATATGAACTGATTACAAATGGATGCCGTACCTTTTACAATTATAAAATAAGTGAATATGAAGAATGAAAGAATTGAATTACGGGCCAGCCCCGAAGACAGAGAAAATCTCGAGACTGCTAAACAAAAAGCTGGTAAGAAAGGAGTTTCCGAGACTATCAGAGCAGCTATAAAAAATATGGCTGATCAGGAACCGAAGCCGGCAAAGATTACTCATTTAGTGAAGGAGTCGTACTTCCGGAATATCTGCAGCGTACACTCAATGGCCTTGCCTCATCTGAAGCGAATCGCTGAGGCATTTAAATTACTCGATATAGGTTCGATAAGTCCGTCTGATATGGAACAGATTGAGGCTAGAAACCTCAATGAGATAAAGACTCGCTATAATACCCGAATCGAAAGCGGGGTTCCTGAGAATTGCAGTAACCTTGTCAGAAATAATTTACTTATTGGTTCTGAAGAAGACTTTTCTGAATTCCAGGCTATCGTCTTAGATGTTATTCAAAGCTTTGTTAACATCGGTTATTTTATGGGAACTTATTACCCGCTTTTTGTAAAGCATTTCACGATTCAAAATGATGAAGTGACTTTTACAGATGAAAACAAAGAGTTCCTTAAATCAGAGTATTGCACAGTCTATTTGGAAATACCCGACCAATTTCGTTTCGTTGAACTTCAGGAACAGGGTCTGAAAATACTTACAGAGTTAAAATCTCTTTTGTTAAAACACAATATTGGCAGTCTATTCTCGACACCGGGAGATATAGGGCTTTTTGATGAGGGTCGAGAAGATGTGATAATTGGTGCCCCTGAGTTTGTAGAATTTATTAAAGAGTAATACCATGGAAGAAAATGAAAATGAATCAGGCGAACCTGAAAACGACAACAGCAAAGTTATTGAAATTACAGATCAGGATCTTAAGAATTACCTGAGCGATAAGTTTGATAAGAGAGAATTACCTGGGAAAAATACCCGGTCAAAGACTACAGCGGAAATGTTGAATGATGCTGAAAATCACAAATAGACATGGAACGAAAACCTCTATCACGGCCATACAACTGTGTTCAGTTAATCCTTGAGGACGTCCCAGGTGGCGGCACGGTTGCGAAGAGTGAATTCAAGGCCACTTCATTAATAATGAAGGAGGGTGCTCTCCTATCAGCCGACAATGATGGAATCTATCATTTGACTAAAACGGCAAAGGTATGGACCGGCGCTGCCTCAGACGCAACCACTATCAAGGTATATAAAAATAATGAATTCTTGGCTGGTAATATACTGATTGACACTAATAAGGCGGGCATATCGAGAACGATCTTATCTATCGATGAAGAATCATCCTTCAGTTATGATTCCATTGAACTTAATGCCCCTTTAGGAATTGTGCTTTCAACAGGTGATATCCTTATTGAAGTTTCAGCAGCTGGAATATCCGGTTCTAATGTCGCACTTAGATATCCTCCGACGGGGATATCTATCTGTGATAATCCAGTTGATTTAAGCAAGGCTAATACAGGATGCGCACTCTTAGTTCGCGGGCGTGTAAGTAAAGAATTAATGCCATATGGGATTGATGAGACCTTAGAGGAATTGCTCCCACTAATTCGATTTGTTTAAAATGAAATATTTAAGCAATGCCAGGAGGTAAGAATCAAATAACAGGTAAGGATGGGAAGCTCTTTACTGCAACTGATGCACGTATCAATAGACTTGGACGTCCTAAGAAGATGAATCTTGAGCGGTTACTTAAAAAGGTATTGCTTGAGAAGATAGATGATAGAAAGGCACTTGAGGGTATCTTAATAAAGTTGCGCGACATGGCGCTTGCCGGTAACATTCGCGCAGCAGAATTATTGCTCGACAGGTGTTTCGGGAAAGCTAAGGCAACCAATGAACTGACGAGACCAATAGTTATCACAGCAATTCAATACATTTTACCAGATGGAAATCAAGTTAAAGCCGACGCTGAAGCAACATTTAGCTTGGGAAGCCCTAAAGGCGAATGACATAGTTCTCTTTGGAGGAGGAAGCGGGGGTGGAAAAACCTGGTTACTGGCAGAAAAATGTTTAGTAAATTCCTATTTGTACCCGGGATATAGAACAGGCGTTGGCCGGGAAGAGTTAAAAAGGCTTATGGCGTCATGGTACGTGACATGGGGCAAGGTCTGTCAATATCATAATATTCCACCGGAAGATTGGCAATTCAACGGACAATACAGTTATATTCAGTTCATGAACGGGTCAAGGATTGACTTGCTGGATTTAAAATATCTCCCTAGCGACCCCTTATATGAGAGGTTTGGTAGTTTGGAATATAGTGACTTTTGTATTGAAGAAGCTGGGGAAATTGACTTCAGGGCATTTGATATTTTGAAAACAAGGATAGGGCGGCAGAATCTTGGCGTTCGTCCTACAATATTACTGACCGCGAATCCAAAGAAGAACTGGCTGTTTAATACATTTTATCTGCCATGGAAGAACGGCACCCTCCCTCCAGGCGTTGCATTCGTTCAGAGTTTGCATGGAGATAATCCATACCTCTTACCAGACTATGAGAAACAACTCCAGAGTATCACAGACAAAAGTACCAGGGAACGATTGTTAGCAGGGAACTGGGAATATGAAGATCCTGAGAATGCTATGATACCCTTCGCAGTAATCAATGACATGTTTAGCAATACATTCATTACCGGTGGTAAGAAGTATATCGTTGGTGATATCGCACGCTTTGGTAGTGACCTAGCTGTTATAACTGTTTGGGATGGGTTGAGGCTGATTGACTATGTGACCTATAGTATATCATCCATGGTTGAGATCCAGAACTGTATCAATGCTCTCAGGTCAAAATATCAGGTACCCGCATCACAGATTGTAGTTGATGAGGATGGTATTGGCGGTGGTGTGGTTGATAATTTGAAGTGCAAGGGTTTTGTCAATAACGGCACTCCGACGAATCCGACATATCAGAATCTTAAGTGCGAATGTGGTTATAAGCTGGCCGAATTGGCAAGTAAGATTTATATCGCATGCGACATGCCTGAGAAGGAAAAAGAGGCTATAAAACTTGAATTAGGTATGCTCCGGACACATGACAGTGATTCTGAAGGCAAACTCAGGATACTGCCAAAAGCATTGATCAAGGAATATATTGGCCGCAGCCCGGACTGGTTAGATGTATTTACATATAGGATGTTCTGGGAAACAAAGCCTATAAGAAGACACGGTAATATCAGTAGTTTAGTTGGTCATGTGTAATAATAAGTTTTTCATATCATTTCGTCATTTCTTAAAGCAATGAGTATCAGAGGGTGTAAATTTGATTCTATGAAAATCGCAGAGAAAAAATGTTCATTTGAGGAACTGATAATCGAAGGTTTCCGGCGAGCTTATTTGACGGCTGAAGAAGGTCAGTTTTGCATGAGGATAGGATTTGTACCAGAGGACCTTTGCAGAAAGATTGAAAAAAGAATAAAGCTAAATCCCGATGCCGATAAGCCCGGTATCTATAAACCTCCTTCAACACAAGAATATATAAAACAGTATTTGGTAATAAAATTTTTAATTGATCCTTACGTGAGAAATTAATATTATAAAAACAAAATAAGGTGGGAATCACTTGCAACATAACGCCTGACGAACTTGAAGCTGAATTTAACAGGCAAAAAGAAGTTCTCTATAAACAGATATTGAATGCTTTTAATACTGCCGGATTGGATTTCGTAAAGAATGCAAGGGAACAAGGGACGGATCATAGCATGGGTCAGTATGAGGATGTCACGAAGGCACTGCGTAATTCAATTGATTACTATGTGTTTTATAACGGCGAGATGGTTAGCGGGGGTATATCTGAACAGGCATCGCAAAATAAAGCTTTGATTTCTGACCAGGTTAAGCCTTCGGGCTTTCAATTGATTGGTATTGCAGGCATGAATTACGCTTCATACGTAGAGTCAAAAGGGTACAATGTCATTTCTTACCAGGCGGATGTCTGTCTGGTTGATCTGGCCGGATATCTTGAGAACCTTGATCAGATCGAAAAGGGATCCGCAGCAAGTATTGAGGATACGTTTATCCCGGAGGATCTCCCGGCAAACTTTATAGTAAGAGAATAATAATTTAAAAAATAAAATCATGAGCAGTATATCATTTGATGCAGATTTTCAGACAGACAAACTTGAAGCAGGAGTCAAGAAGTCAAAAAAAACCATAACAGAATGGATTGACGGCGTGGTAGATGCCGGGAAGCGTGCAGAAGCAGCTATGGACAAAGTCCCCGGGGCGGTTGAAAAAGTTACAGAAAAAGTTAAGGAGCAGAAAAAGGAATTTAAGTCTGTGGCCGAAGAAATGGCCTATCTCTATAAAGAGATGATGAAAGCTATAGGTATCGGGGATAATGCGAACACCACTATCTTTTCGACGAGACTAGAGGAATTGAGAGGAAAATTAGCTGCGGCCACACAAGCAGAGAAAGATTTCAATGCTGAACATACTGAAGCAATAGCTAGAAATAATGCCATGGGTCAAAGCACTGAGAAGCTAACTGATACTATTGGCAAGTGGGCGTTGAATCTTGGTGGCGCAATGGCTATTCTTACTGTTTTGAAACAAGCCTTTTTGGAGACAACGCAAGGCATGAAGCTTTTCAATCAGATAGGGGCTGTTACGTCTCAGGTTTTGAATGATATTACATCAGGAGCTGGCCTAAGTATTGAACGCATGGTTTCAGCAGCAAAGGCCGCGGGAGCACTTGCGGACATGAGAGTAAATGATAGAATTGAGACTTTAAAGAATAAAGACTTAATGCGGGAATATAATGAGCTTTATTCAAAAGGAATGGACCAAACTATTTCTTCAACGGATAAAATAAACTATCTGACAGCTGCAAAAGAAAAATATACAGAGGCAACTAAAAACGAAATTGAAAGTTCGAAGGAAGAAGAAAAGGTATTGCTTGGTATATGGAAAAATCAGCCTACAAGCGATAAAGCAATGGCTAATGTCTATGCAGTAGCTAATAAAATAAAAGACCTGCAAAGTCAATTAAGTTCTGGAACACGTAGGTTAACTACACAAATCACCGGTGAAATACAAAAGCAGACTGAAGAGCAAGAAAAGGCTTTGAAAAGAATACATGAACTAGGACTTAAACTTCAAAAAGCAAATGCAAAAGATGACGAAGATGCAGCAAAAAAAGCCATTGAAGATGCAAAATTAAAGAATCAAATAAAAAAGCAGGAAGATCTACTTGATCAAGCTATTGAATCTGGTAATACTGCTCAGATAAAGGCTATCGGTGAAAGACTTGCAGCACTCAAAAAGGAACTTGAAGTAAGGGAAAAGATTGCGAAACAGGTTATCGATGCTGCAACTTTTGAGGGTTTTGTTCCAACCACCATAGCTTCCGGCACAATTGGCGTTCCAACTGTATTTCCAAAGATTAAAAAAGCACCCGGATCTAAAACCCCTGAGCAGATCAATCAGGAAATGGTCAATTTAAGGCCAATGGGCAAAGAAGAAGAGGAGGGAATAAAAAAACAGGAGAAAGCCAATAAGAATGATGAGGAGTCACTAAAAAGACAACTTAAATTACGGGAAGAGATATTTGCAGCAATCACCGACCTGACTATGCAATTAGCCAATCAATTAGGTATGAGCGACGAAGCGGCACAGGCCATCGGAACTACAATAGATGCATTAGGGAAATTAACTACTGATCCCGTCGGCGCTGTTAAAGATGCTGTTTCAATGATTATTTCATTATTCCCCTCTCAGGCAGCGAAGTTTGCTGATCAGATGGCACTCATAAATGAGGCCATAAATGAGGCGCAGCGATTAATTGATATATCTGAAAGAATAGGAGGCGGGACCGCTGCAAGACAAACTGCTCTTGATGCCGCAAAAACTAAACAGACAGCAGACGAACTTGCACTTCAAAAAGCAATCGATAAAAAGAATGATAAGATTTTTGCATTCGGCCCGGTTTATGAAGCGGATAAGAAGGCAGTTATTGAACTAACAGCTGCAGTAGCTGAGGATCAGGCAGCAATAGATAAAGCACAAAACGCATTGACGGATTTCATGACAGCGACAAATGAAATGAATATTGCTGATGCTATTGAACAGGGATTCGAAGACAGCGAACCATCAGCTCAGAAATTTGCAGATATTTTCAATAATTTCATGACCAAAGCCGTAAACTCATCCCTCGAAGATATGTCTAAGACGGAAATAACAGCATGGTATGAGCAATTTGCTGCAGATATGAAAAGTGGAGGTGGGTTATCTGAGGCAGAAAAAGCAGCATTACAAGCAGACTGGGATAAGATAATCGCAGAAGGTCAGGCAAACAGACAAGCCGCTTATGATGCAGCAGGCATTAGTCCGACAATTGGAACTGCTGCACAACCAGGGTTAACTGGTATTGTCAGGAATATAACCGAAGATACCGGGAATGAACTCGCTGGGCTCATGAGATCTCAACGTGATGATATACGGCAAATGAAAGATTACTCGCGCGAAGGTATTAATCATCTTGTAAGACTTGCGGCAATTGAAATGAATACCCTCAATACTGTCACCGAACTTCAGCGATTAAACGGGAAAACTGATACAGTTATCAGCAAAATCGGGTCACCATATACTAGTCCCCTCGGCTAATAAATAATGGCAAATGGTAACTCAGAAATACAAAAAAATTGTCTTACACAATGAAGGTTACATAACAACGCAACGTGAACCAGGGGACCCGGTACGGATAATCGGGCTTGTGAGGATCAATAGATCCGTTTGGAGCAAGACCCCGGAAGAAAAGATGATCCTAAAAATCGCTAAGGCACAGGCTAAACTGGATTTGAAAAGATGACGACTAAACTTGAATTTGATGGCCCTCTTTGTTCTATTTAACCAGAATAGCATTGAGGGCCTTTTTCATAATAGAATTATTAGTAAAACGATAACGAATAAAGCTGTTAATATCACAGCAATACAGCCGGAAGTTGATGCCGGGTATTTCTTTTTGAGATATTGCCGTCTTAAATATTCAATTCCCTGTGGAGTCATTCTGACCTCCTTTCAATTCCCTGCACACCAAGCGCAAAGATTAACAGACTCAATAAGGCTATAAGCCAGGATCCGTTAAAATCTTTTGATTCAAAGCACCAAATAAGGGAAAGGATCATTCCGATAATTCCTATTGCAATAAGCAGCATATAAGGAAATTTACATTGATAGGACTTCAATGAATTTCGGACATAACGGCGCCTCCCAGAACTTGTCCGGGGATAACGCAACCGATTAAGCCAGCTCATTAGTTGAAGCAATAAAATTCTTGTACCAGGATTGTCAACTCTGGCATGATCAGAATATGGTCGTACATTCTGATTGACCAGAGAATTAAATGCTCGGAAGGATCGGACGATTTGATTTGATACGGGGCGCCTTCAGGTTCCCGTAAATAGAATACAGTTTTTTGTTTCATGTCGCTGTTGATTTTTAGTAAATAAGAGGCCCCTTAAAATCAGAAACCCGGAACCAACAGCGACGAAGGATAACCGAGAATTGACCAAGGGGCCAGAATTATTAATACAATAAGTTTTCATTTGTACGTCGCTGTTGTAATACAAACTTAAATCTTATCTTTTATATTTCAAAATAAACTTTTTAATCTTCAGCAAAGCAATATAGCTTTCGGTACTTAGCTTTTTAGCTATGCCATTAATGTTCCTCGGTTGCTGGCCTTTGATACAGCCTCAATCTGGATCCGGTCGATCCTGATCTTGCACCCCCGAGCATCCTGCAGGTATTTAATCAGACCTTCTTCATGCCACCGCTTAACGACTCCGGATCCATACTTCCGTTGTGCTTCGCGGAGACTTATGTCGGAATTAACCAGGTTCATTTCGATGAGAGTTTGCATCGATGAAAGTTTTGCGACATCGATCATTAAATTGATCATTTGGGGGTCGGGTAAAATTGTGTATGACATTTTGAGTTATTTATGATTGCGTCGTTTAACAATGTTATCACTTCTTTTTGCTTTAAGAAAAATTTCCCTGGCAACTTTGGCAAACGCCTTTTTTTCTTTTAATGGTTTCATGTTCTTAATTTAAACCTTGTTTCTCTTTCCACTTTATGAAGCTATCATAGAGATT